GATTGTATGAAAGCATTTTCAAATTTATATGGACTTGGAAATACAGGACCACTGCCACCTGTGTTACCACCGTTTGTGTTGCTGTCATCTGACTGTACTTGGCTTGTTGGTTTTGGAATGTAAACATCAACATTAGCAAAGTCATAGTCTGTTGGCTGGTGTTCTATTGCTGTAATTTTAATTGTATAATCTGCTGTAACTTGAAGACTTGTAATCCTAAATTGAGCATCTGTCATTGCTAAACTTGGATATGTTACTTTTAACAAGTCACCAACTACACAATTATGAAGTTCTGCTGTGCTTGTAAAACTAATCATTTTCTTTTTACGACTTCTTAACAGTACTATACTTGCTACATCTCCTGCTATATTTCCGTTTGTAATAGCTTCTAAACTTATTTCTTTTGTTAGTCTTCTACCATTGTCTTCTGCTAACAAGTTGATGTCTGTTTGACTATCTACTGTAGGATATATTACTTCATTTAGTTCCCAGTCATTGCTAGGATCTGGAAAAACTGCTTTTACTTGGTTGTATTGATCTCTGTGTCCTTTGCCTTCTACAACTAGTCCACCAATTATTTCATTTTCTGTAACACTTGTAAAGTCTGAACTAGAAGGAGTACTTGTAGGATCACTAGCATGACCTGTGTCTAACAGTTTTAAGTTAAACTTACCTTGTGAATAAGGCATACCTGATCTCATATTTTGTAGCATTGTTTGTACATTTTGTAACATAGTTCTATTTGTTAATACTACTTGGTTAAGTTCCATTATCTTACCAGTACCACTTGTAGCATAATTTACAGTTGTGTTAAATTTTGCTTTTGCTGTTTTAAAACTTGTAAAACCTATTCTATCATTTTCTAAGCCTCTACCATATCTGTCATTCATTAAGTAATCTAACATATGGTCTGCTGGGTTAGTAGAATATGCTTTTGTCATGTTAGCATAAGTTGTAGTTTCTCCATCATCAAAACTACTAGCATTAGGTACTTTCTTACCTTCTATTTCAACTGTAATTTGTGGAATACCACTGTATGGATTATCGTCTATAACTGTTTTTTGTGCTTCTGCTTCTGCTTCAGGATCTGGATTAATCCAACGACATCTAAAATAACCTACTGCTAATCCTCTTAGTCTATGGTTACCTGTCCAACCCGAAGCACCACTTACAAAAAAACTTGGTGGTAATTGTGAGTCTGTGCCTGTTTGTAATTCATATTGTAATCTGTTGTCTTTACGGTAAGCATCATTATCAATTTGATTTTGATTTGTTAATGTGCCACTAGCAACAAGTTTATCATCTATCATTAACTTTTTAAAAGCATTAATTTCGCCTTCGGCAAATACCACAACAAAATATAAATCTTTGTTATCACTACCACCACCTGCTGAAACATATACTCTTGTTCCGCCTACTCTTCTATAACCATATACTATTGGTATAGGCTGATTAGTACCTACTTTGTTTACAAGTACACCATTATTCATAGCAGTAGCACCATCGGCTACATTAGCACTATAATCAGGTACATCAAAAGAGCTTGTAACCATTGCCATACCAACTTGTGTTACAGCCGCCGCCGCGGCCCCTGCCGCTATAGCACCCATTAAGCCAATTACTGGAAATGCCACTACACCAACAATAACACCAACAATTGGAGCAACAAATTTTTTAATTTTTCTAAATACTTTACTAAAAAATCCCATTATAAATCAACTCCATATATAGTACCTATTTTTTTAAATTCTTCAGGTAGTTCATTATCTTCATTTGTGTCTAAATTAACAAATATAATTTTAACAGCATTATTTTCTTTTGCCCAAGTTTCAATGTTATCATATATTGTGTCTAAATTATCTTCGTACCCATCAGTACAATGTACAAATGCTACATTACAAAGTAGTTCACTGCTCCACACCTGTTTTTGTATTGATGCTACAGCAAAACCTACTACTTTGTCGTCATCTAATATTACTTCAAAAAATACAGTTAAATTAACAAGTTGTGATTTAAAAAATTCGTGTAAATCGTGTTCTGCTGATTCACTGCTTGTTGCTTTAAGTACAGTTTCTCGAGCAAGTACAACAATTTGTTTTAAGTGTTTTAATTCTGGTCTAACAATTTTTATCATAGATCTTCTCTGCCCCATCTTATTTCTTTTGTTGCTGTTGCGGCAAAATCAAATCCTCTATCGTGTGCAAATACTGATTCTTGACTTGATGTTGTTGTTCTTCTGCCGTTTAGGTCAGTAAAGTTGTAAAATACACTAGCACTTTTAACTACTACTGTACTTGTGTCTAATTGATCATTAACAGTAAAGTTCTTAATTTCACCATCAAACATCATAACAGGTGTGCTAATTGCTGTACCATCTTCTGCTAAAAATTGTCTGTAGATAACAACTCGTCTTTCAACATAGTTGTTGTTTAGAAATAGATTTGTAAATGTAGAACTTACACCATCTAAAATAATATTGATTTCATTAACTCTTGCTTCGTTTGTTTCGTTTGTAGTTTCAAATGTAAGAAACTTACCATTTGCTGTGTATGTGCCTGAACTAGTAGTTGTAGTAGCACTAATGCTAAACTGTCCGTTAGTTAATTTTTGTACACCACCATCAGCACTATCAAAATGTAGCTCAATTAAATCAACATAAGTGATTTTGTCTTTAGCAAGTTCTGTTTTAACTGCTGTAGCAAGTCCTCTAGAGCCGTTAATTGACATTTAGAATGCCTCCCTTGCATCGAACTCCAATATGGTTTTATTTGCTAATCCTGTATTATATTCAATACTTGGTGAGCCCATAAAAACTGTAAACTTAACATCATTTGTTTCTACTGCTACAGCACTTGGACTACCATCTATTGCTGTAATAAGTCCTGGCTCAATGTTTAGTGTACCAGCACCACTACCATCTGTATCCACATCTGCTGTTAATACATACACTTTAGGATCAGTACCAAATCTAACTAAATCACCTCTTTTAAGATAATCTGTTTGACCTGCTACACCACTTGTAACTGCTATGCTTTTTAATCCTGCCGCTATGTCTGTAGCAACTCTCAAAGGATTGCCTGTAACACTTCCTGCAGGTGTGCTTATGTTTGGTAATACTATTTCAAATGTATCAAACTGTCCTCGCTGTGCCGCTAAAAAGCCCATTAAGTCTTTGTGTTCTGCTACATCCATTGGTGGTGTTTGTACTGTAAAGCTAAAGAACTGTGCTCCTTGGCTTTTTGCTTGTCTTCTACCACTTATTGATACAGCAAGTAAATTAGGTTGGTTGTTAGTAAAATTTAATCCTCTTAAACCCTGTGTACTTGGAAATGTTCCTGACATAATTTCTCCTTAAAAGTTTGGCTGGTTGCCTCGTTCTTGTATAGCCTGTCTTACCATGTTAGTAATCATGCCTCTTCGTTGTACAATTAATTCATCAACACTAGCGGCATCTGTTGCTGTAATGTTAAAGTTTACTTCAACTGGTCTACTGCTTATCATACCTTCGTTTGATGTAATTCTTCCTGTTGCTCCTGGTGTAAACAGCTCAGGGCCATTCTCACCAACCATGTAACTTTCGCCTGGGCTAACAGGTCCACCAAATCTTCTACCTTGGTATTGTTGACTGCTAATCGCCGCTATCTGTACGGCACCCATAGCACCTACTATACCTGCCATAATAGGACCAAGTATAGGACCCAGTGTTAGAGCTTTTGTAATACCATGTGCTGTGTTAATAATTGCTTCGCCAATGGCAAATGCTTTGTTAAGTTTAAAAGCAGTCCTGTTATGGTCTGCCATTTGTCTTAATACTTCTCTACCACTTTGTGTAACAAATTTTACTTTTTGTTCTTGTGTTAGTTTACTAAGATCCATATCCTTAAATTGATAATTTTGGAATGCTGTAAACTGTTTGTCAAATTCTTGTTTTTGTAATGCTCTTATTTTTTCTTGATGTTTTTTCTCAAGTCTTTCTCTAGTGTCAATGTAATTTTTATCAAATGCCATTCTAGAGCCATAAAAGTCTTGTAGATCTCTTAAACTAGATTGGTAAGCACGATTTTCTGCTTCTCTTTCTGTGTCTAAACTTTCTCTTAATTGTTGTACTCTTTTTGCTAAAGCATCTGCTAGTTGTTGTGCTTGTTGTTCTTCTTTTGTAATAGGTTTATGTGTAGGTGTTGGTTGTTTTATACCACTGCCATCAGCAAACGGAATACTACCGCTTCTTGCCGCTTCTTGTATTAATAACCTTTGTTCATCTATATCTTTTTTAATTCTACTTAAAAATTCTTTTAGTTTTGTTTCATATGGTCCAAATTCTTCAGTTGGCGGTAATCCAAAAAACTCTGTAATTCTTGGCATTGTACCAACTATACCGTCATCAATAGTACTAACAAAATTCTTTAAAGAATCTCCCATACTGTCAATCTTCGCATCTGTGTTGTCAGCAAAGTCTGTAAGTTGTTGTGATATCCCGTCAAGTCCAAGAGCTTTAGCACCTCTGCCAATTTGTCTTGCTGTTGCTGTAATAGTACTAACAATGCCTTTAAATATTTCCTTAACTTTATCTACAATAAGTCCTATAGTTAAAACAATAAGTTTACCTTTTATACCTAACATTAAGAAGCCTATTATACCTAACAGTTTAATTGATGTAGGTAAAGCATCTGTAACAGCAAGTATACCGTTTACACCGCTTTTAACTGTGTTAAATACTGGTATAAGAGCATCAATAACTTTAGCACCACCAAGCATAACATTTGTAGCCGCATCTACAACAGCTAATCCAAACTTCTGTGCCGCCGCTTCAACACTACCAAAGTTTGCTTCAATGTCTGTGTTTACAAGTCTAACAACACTCTTTAAAAATTCAAATGGTGCCGCATCCATAACCTGTGTTTGGAATTGAAATAGTTTGTCAGATATCATAGATATTTGACCAGTAAATGTATTGGCCATATCAGCACTAGCACCTGCTATGGTTGTTGTACCATTTTCAAATGCTGACATTATTTGGTTTTTAGTTTCTTCTGCTGTAAATCTTACACCTTCTTGGAAACCTAACAGTGACTTAACACCTCTTTCTCTAAACAAGTCAGCCGCCGCTATACCACCTGACATAGCTCTCTGTAATTGTCCTGCTGTTTCAACAAAACTTAGACCTGATGCCGCGGCAATGTCGCCTGTTATTCCAAGTAAAGTATTAAGTTCGTCTGTGCTGTCTGCTACTGTTAATAGTAACGGAGAGGCTTGTGCCATGTCTCTTAATTGGAAGGAACTGTTAGCCGCCGCCTCTGTAACTATGTCTAGTGCTTTAGCACCTTCTGAAGCAGAGCCTGTAATAAATTTAAGTTGTACACCTAAGTTTTCAACTTCAACAGCGGCATCTAAAAATCCTTTAGCAATCTTTATACCACCCAGTGCCGCTCCAACACCAAGTATAAGATTTCGCATTCTATTGAAACCAGTGTTAATACCAGCTGTAGACTTGTTAAGTCCGCTTAGTTGTCTATCTACTTTTCCTAAAGCCGCTGAGGCTTTATTATTAGCAATAATATCAATTTTAGTGCTTGCCATGTTTTTTCATTGCCTCCGCTTCCATTTTAAAATAGGCCATCCATAAGTTTATTTCTAGGACAGATAACTGGAATATTTCTTCTACTGATTTATGTAACTCTTTTGCTATTCTCATAATCAATTGAAGGTCTCTGTCCTCTCTTAGTTTTTTTCAACAGCCTCAAAATCTACAGTGGCAGTAGTATTCATTTCACTAACAACTCTAGT